ACTGCTCCAGTTCTTGTATTGAAACTTGTTACGCCACCTGCTGTGCCATTGGCTGCCAATGTAATACGCCCTTGTGCATCCACTGTGATATCTGCATTGGTGTAACTTGCTGCTGTTACTGCTGTGTCTGCTAAATCAATTGTGCCAGATGAAGTAATTGCTCCGCCATTTAATCCAACTCCTGCAGTAACTGATGTTACCGTTCCAGTATTATTAGTGTATCCCGCTGGGTTAGTGTCGTCATATGGAGTAAATGTCAATGCATCTGTTACATCCAAACTTGTTAATGTAACTGCTCCAGTTCTTGTATTGAAACTTGTTACGCCACCTGCTGTGCCATTGGCTGCCAATGTAATACGCCCTTGTGCATCCACTGTGATATCTGCATTGGTGTAACTTGCTGCTGTTACTGCTGTGTTCGCGAGTGTTGTTGCATTTCCAATTGAGGTTACATCACCTGTTAAGTTAGCATTAGTGATAACCGTTGCTGCGAAACTTCCTGTTCCGGAACCTGTTACGCCGCCGGTTAATGTGATAGTTTGATCACCAGTGTTTGTGCCTGAGAGGTTACTACCTGTAACTGTTCCTGATGCTGCTACACTTGTTGGAGTTATTGCCCCAAGTCCAACTGTGATTGCTCCACTTGTTGTAATTGGGCCGCCCAAACTTGTTACACCATCTGCACCAGTAATATCGATGCTTGTTACGGTTCCGCTACCGCCGCCGGTGCCATTGGCTGCTGCTGTAATTCTGCCGTAGGCATCTACTGTTATATCTGTTAATGTATATGAACCTGGAGTTACTGCTGTCGTATCTAAGTCTACAGTAATTGCCCCACTTGTTGTGACAGGGCTTCCGCTTGAAGTAATTCTGCCTGCTGTGCCGTTTACTGTTACACTTGTTACCGTTCCAGTATTATTAGTGTATCCCGCTGGGTTAGTGTCGTCATATGGAGTAAATGTCAATGCATCTGTTACATCCAATGATGTAAGAGTAACTGCGCCAGTTCTTGTATTGAAACTTGTTACGCCACCGGCTGTGCCATTGGCAGCCAATGTAATACGCCCTTGTGCATCCACTGTGATATCTGCACTTGTATATACACCTGGTGTGACTGCGGTGTCTGCTAAGTCAATAGTGCCGCTGGCAGTAATTGCTCCGCCATTTAATCCAACTCCGGCAGTAACTGATGTAACAGTTCCAGTGTTGGTTGTGTAACCTGCTGGGTTAGTGTCGTCATATGGAGTAAATGTCAATGCATCTGTTACATCCAAACTTGTTAATGTAACTGCTCCAGTTCTTGTATTGAAACTTGTTACGCCACCTGCTGTGCCATTGGCAGCCGATGTAATTCTTCCTTGTGCATCAATTGTGATATCTGCACTTGTATATACACCTGGTGTGACTGCTGTGTTTGCTAAATCAATTGTGCCAGTTGTTGTAATTGGCCCACCTGTTAATCCAATACCTGTTGCTACACTGGTAACCGAACCAGAACCAGTACCTGCTGCATGCCACGCACTGTTTGAATAGAAATATAATCTATCGTTTGCATAGTCGATTGTAATGGGATTCTTACCACTATAACCACTTGGAACTGTAGGGACACCGGTTGGTGTCCCATTCATCGAGTTTAAGTATACGAATCTATCTGTTGCAGTGGTGGTTAATGCTGCGGTACCGCCCAATACTACGTTACCTAATGGTTCAATTCTAATACCACGTAATCCGCTTGACAACATAGTGAGTGGAATTGCTAATCCGGTTCCGCGCAAATTTGTATCTAGATTTGCACCAGTTGTGCTTACGCTAATGGATAATAGGGATCCATTAGCAATAGCACTATCTGTTTCTAATTGAAAGAACGCGGAAGTAGAAGTGCCATTTGGTACCACTTCTATTATAGTGGCTGTATTGAGTTGGTTTGTTTGGAATGCTGTTCTATTTGAGCCTGTACCACTGAATTGTGCTTGTATTCTGCGTGCGTTTCCGATTATATTGCTGTTACCAGTTACACCTAATGTTGAACCATCCCACGTTAAATTGGCACTGCCGCCGAATGCGCCGACATTGTTGAATTGAATTTCTGTGTTTGCTCCACCTGGTATAGTACCACTACCGTTACTTGCTGCTGTGATGCGACCATATGCATCAACTGTCAAATTTGGGTTTGTGTATATAGCAGGAGTTACTGCTGTTGTAGCTAAGTCTACTGTGATAATGCCGCTTGATGTAATTGGGCTACCACTTGATGTAATGCGTCCAGCAGTACCATCTACTGTTACGCTTGAAACTGTCCCGAATACCAATGGCGGGCCTAATACGCCGCTGTTTAAAACTCTTACAACTAAGTTATTGCTGTTATCTAATGATAACCATCCAGCGTTACCGGTTGTCGTATTTGTTAGTCCATGCACATATGGATCACCTGGAGTTGGGCTGCCGCCTGCAGTTGGATATAGTGCTGATGCTACTAAATTTACATATTGAGTTGTAGCTGCTGAATAATTGGTGTCACCAGTAGTAGGCCACAATACAGTCTGCCCTGAAACTATTACGGGTGTTGTCATTGTTAATCCTCGAAATTTATACTATATTTATGCAAATGATAAAGCCCCAGTCCTGTTAAGGATATGGGGCTTGTTACAAGTTAATTAATTAAAATGTAATACCAGTGAACTTCACGCATGATGCTGGCTTCTCAACCAATAGCGACTGTGCGCTATATAGGCGGAATGTAAAGCCTGCTGTGCTTGGATTCTGGATGAACACTTGACCATTGTCTGTACCTGGGATATTGAAGCTAACTTCAGTTGATCCAATACGTACTGCACGGTCTGTAGGTAACATAAAAGCTTCGCCTTCTTTTACATACTTGTGTGCGTATACAGTGATCTTGCCGTTCTGGCTGTAAAATTCCAATGCTTCGAAACCATTGCTGGCTTTCTTAGAACTGTATGAACTGTCGAACATACGGAACGCAACTTGCTCATTAGATAATGACTGCCATACACTTGGGTTAACGTAGATGGATACATCTTCGCTCAATCCACGTGCTGCTGCTGTTGCAACTCCAGCTTGAATCTTAGCAAGTGTCAACGCGCCAGAGACTGCTGATGTGTTTGCTTTCCATAGCGAGTAAACTGCTGCGTCAATGCCGAACAATGTACCTGTGTTGGTCATGATTTTGTCTAGTCCAACTGCTTCGTCTGCACCATCGCTACCTGCGCTATAGAAACGCAACCAACCACCAACTTCACCTGCTTCTACTGCTGTAATGTCGCCTGCTGCACCAGTAACAGTAATTGATTTACCAACTACGTCAATTGATGCTACAACTAATGGAGCGGCTGTGTTTAAGTGTGCTGCGGCTGAGCTATATGCGTCCAACGATGCACCTTCCAACGGTGTCCACAAACCAGCAGACCACTGTCCAGCTGCAAATGTGATGGTTGTCGATGTTGCGGATACGTTTGTAGCCAATAGCATTTCACCTAAGCCTGTTGCTGCCTGACCGTATAGCAAAGCCATTTCGATTCTACGACCAAAGGATTCCATAGCGTCTTGCATAACAAGTGCTGTAGCTTCTTTGAAACTGTTTGCGTTGTTCGAACGCGATACTGCTTCGTACGAAATGCCACTGTTTTCGATGATTTGGAATGCTCCTAACGATGCATTACGTGTCTTCATTGAACTTGGTACTTCGATAGCAAACGCACCATTATCTGGGCGGCTATATGTAAAGCCTTGTTCCGAGCGTACAATAACCGGTTGGTTATAAGTGAGACCAAGTAAGTGCTCGCGTCCTTGGAATTTGATTGCTTTAACTAAAAGACTTTCGTCTGGGATTAAGTTAATAAGGTCGGAAGCATAAACTTCCTTAAATAGACCATTTAGGTCTGTTGTTGTGGTTCCAGCCATGATATAATTCTCCTTGAATAATGGCGTTAATAAAAATTACTCTATTTGTACCAGTTTTCCAATTTGTGGAGTTTACCCTCGGGGCTCGTAAAATCTTCTAACTAAGTGTTTGTTATAGATTCGAATGTACCCTTAGGCTTTCGAATCTATAACTGTATTTATACAAATGGTTACTTTCTCTTAAAGTATTCCCTTGGAGATACTACTTTCTTGTCCTTATCACGTGGTTGAATGTTAGTGTTAACCGACTTTGGTACTACTCTTTCTTTCATTCCGCTGCTTAGTGTAGACTTTGCTACCTTACGCATTGTATCTGCACCTAAGAACATTTCTATTTGCTGTTCTGACATACCACCCATAAAGGATTTAAAGTCTGTTACATAATCGTTACGCACATACTCAATTACATCCTTTGGAGTTACATCATTGTAACCTGCTTGCAATGCTGCCTGCATATAGTACGCGATACGACCAACTGTACGCTCTGTTCTCGGTAATCCAGCAGTTTCCAGTGTTCCAACAATTTCTTGCTGGATGTGCTCTGTATAACGTGCCATTTCTGTTTCAGTTTGTTCGCGTTCATACTCTTCTCTTGCAGACTTTTCACTTAGTTGATACTGTTCCAATTGACGCTTATAGTCTCTAAGTTCTTTTTGATCTTTACTAAGCATTGCTTCGTCTAAATCGTCTTGAATTACAGACTCGGCAAATGCGCGTGCATCCTTACCAAGTAACTTGAATGCTTCGCGTGGATTATCGCGGAAAATGCTTAATACTTTCTCTGCTTCCTTACGTGTCATCCCTGCTTCCTGCATCTTCTTCTCTGCTGCCTTATTATGGCTATAGCCTCGACGCAGTTCGTCCTCGTCTACCTCCATTTCGCTACCATCGACTGTTACCTTATACATACGCTTAAGAGTTTCTGCTTTAGTTTCTCCTGGTGCTGCACCTGGTACATTGTTTGTTGGCTGGTTCTTAGACTGCGAGCCAACTCCTTGTGGTTCGTTTGATGTTTCTGAACTTACTTCTGTGTTTACTACGTTTTCTTCCATTATCGTCCTTTGCTTAGATTATGGTTGGGTGCTCCATTATGGTTTACACCCAAATTTTGGGTTATACTGGTTGTGCCAGTTCTGGTCTTTCGCCTGTTAAAGCGTTTGCTGGTGAATTTGGCATGTTTACCTTACTTGCCTTCTCTTGCACTTGCGGATTAGGTCCGTTACTTGCACTCATCGTAGTAGCGGCTGCTTGGTTATTTCCAATTTGCTGTTGTTGTGGCATACCACTTGGTGCTGCACCTGGTAAGCTTGGCTGGTTAGTAAGCATACGGAAATTTTGATACATCGGGTCACTTAACATCATGATGTGCTCTTGAATGTGTTGTGCCAACATACCAAACCTTTCCGGATCCATCCTAATCTGCGGATCACTTGCAAGTGCTGTGTGTTCCTGTATGTGTAAAATATGCTCGTCTGTAAACAATACTGGAACTTGCTCTCCATCCAATAACAGTTCGTTCTCGCTTGCTAAGTTAAGCAATACACTTGTTGGGCCTTGTATCATTGGTTCCAACGATCCTGTTTCTAATACCATTAGATACTCTGCTGCTGTAGTAATAATTTGATTCTGCAATAAATCCTGTGCAATACTTAGTCTACCTGAAACTGTTTTGCTTAGTGGATTACCTGCCTGTACCTGTACTCTACTAATTCCACTAATGTCTTCATTTGTGAAACTCTGTTGTACAATACCTTTATTACGTTTGCCAGCAATTTGGATAATACGCGGTGTATTAGCATAGTCTTGCATGATTTGAATAGTAGCAGTGCCTACATCTTCCAATAGTTGTATGTATGACTGTTGTAACGGAGCATTGAATTGTATTGCCATAGATTGAACTAATGCAAGTGCCGAACCAGACTTTAGTGATGCTTCTGGGTTACCACGACTTACACTATTAACACCCGAGATTGTTTCCATATCCTGTTGCAATTGTAACATTGCTTTAAACAGCCCATCCGGTGCTGTTGGCATAATCATTACTTCTGGTTTGCCGCTTTGTGCATTATAGCTGATTGCTTGAAACCCCTGGCTTAGTGTGTCCGCCATAATGTTACTACCAGTTGGCAATAGAATTTTAGGAATACTAAAGTTTTCGTTAATTGAAAGAATTGTACTATAGTGCGCATCTAACATTTCCTGTAACGGAAGTAAGTCTAAGCTAACAGACATACCCATTGGAGTGCCTGGTTGGTCATTTGCTACAATTCTATGTATTGGCAAGTGCTTATAAAGCAGAATGCTGTCTGTTAATACTGTGCCGTCTGGTAACATAGTAATTTGTCTACCTTCTGGGCATGCCGGGGACTTTACGTGGTAGAAATTCAGCACACTAATAAGATCAGTTTCTATACTTCTATCCATAAACTGCCCAGCCATGTAGTGGTTAACATTGCTTACACCTAAGTTACAGTCGATAATCTCATCCTGATACTCTGTATAACGTTTAGCAAGATCATACTTGTTCTCATATGTGCGTAATACAATCCACGAACGCTGGCTGAAGTGCTTAAGGTTTGGATCACGTACTACGTCTACTGGCTCATGACTGGAATACTTAATATCACCGTCGTGGCGTTTTTCACCAGTGTCTTGGTCTTGTGCAATTGCATTACCGGCTTGTGGTTCCCAGCGTTCACTAACGAAACCCTCGGTAAACAACAATGCATTTCGTGTTGCATCTCGTAAGTGACGTTCTACACGCTTTTCGCGCATCATATAATCCAATACACCTGCTGCAATAATAGTTTGCTTTTGGCTTGAACTATCACTGTTAGTGCTTTGTGGTTGCCAAGCAGGACGGTCTGTAATGGATAGTGTTTGGATATGTTCCAGTAAATTACGGAAGTGATTTACTTTAATTGTCCTATACTCGTTACTTTCGCCTGCCATAATTGTTTGACCAGCAACATACCTGTTTGGATTGTATGCATAGTAAAGTTTTCTCCAGTTCTCGAACCAGTTACTTGTTTTGCAGAATGTCCAATAATCGTCGCAACGCTTAAGAATTTCATCAGCACATTCCCTTGTAGGTGCCGCTGCAAAATATTTAAGTGCCCAATCGTCTTCCACTTGTTTGTCGTACAGATCTTCATCTAAGTTTTCGTCCACTATGGGATCGTTATTACCAAATTGTTCCATCATTTACCCTTAATTGCAAGCTGTAACTTAAGAGATTCGAGTTCCGTTTTGGTGATCGCGATGGTCTCCCATGTTTTGTTTATCCGCTCATCGAATTGTTTGTGCAACTCTTTAGCGGCAACAGCAAGTGCAGCATCAGCTGCTCCATTATTTATAGAGTTTCTTAGGTTAATTTCTAATTGCCGCTGATCTAGATACTTATTAAGCAAGTAGAAACTCAATGCTGCAACTATTAGTAATACTAATGGCCAAACAATGAAACTCATTTGTTTTCCTGTTTTGCATATTCTTCCTGCGAACGTTTGTCGTATGCTTCTTGTGCTTCGACAAATGCTTGCTTACCGAATTGTGCAAGTGTAATAGTTGGATAGTTTGGATCTACTACTTTACTTTCAGTTACGACGCCGTCCTCAACTGTAATTGACTCCAATCCATACATACCCATTGGTGCGCGTGTTACTCTGTGGAATATTCCACTTACCTTTACTTTCTCTTTTTTCATACTAATTCTCCTTCTCTTTTAAGTTTCGCTCTAAGTTGTGTTAATGTTCCGCTCCAATAATTTGTACATTTTGCTGTACTTTTAAGTGGAGGGTCTCCCCTAGTTGTTACTGGTCTATTCCTCTGTGTTGACTCTTTATTACATGCTACACAAGCACTGGAACTCTTTAATCGTATCGAATAACCGTCGTCATTTACGTGACCGTTAACACAAGGCTTACCTAAATAGTGTGTGTGCTTTAGTGACATGGTTCATCTGTTGTTCTGTTGATTAAATTGATAGCATCGAATACAAGTTTGGATAATGCTACATCCTCTGCATTGTCCTCACCATATAATGCAACACTAATTGTATATAATAGTGGTTGAACAACTGCGACATAATCCTCGAGCTCTTGTTTACGTTCTAATATATTATCCAATACTTCTTTAGCAATTTCGCTTGCTTCTAATGTTTTAATAGTTTCTACTAATGATGGTAGCTTTTTCATCTTATCTCCTAAAACTCATACCCTTACGTGGGTTGAATATTTGTTGTAATTCTCCAATTTGACCAGTATGCTTATTTTGTATCAGCGGATCAATAAAATGTGTATGTATGTTTGCATTTCTAATTAGAGGTAACGGATCGCTTGTTTCGTCTACATTGCGAATTAAGTATATAAGTGCAGCACAATGGTCATAGTGACCGTATATCTTACTACGTGCAAACTTATCGCGTGATTTAGCCCACCAAGCACTTGCTGCACTTCTAAGTACAAACTCTGCAGCTGGTAGAAACTCTATGCGTTCGTCGAATATCCAGTCCCGCACTTTTTGTACCATTTGACTTTCTAACTTACTCTTGCTTGTACTTACGAATGGTAGACCATATGTGTTAATCATTTCCTGTTGAATAAGCACATTGTTACTATCGCATATGTAACGTATGTCTTTGCGATGTTCTGTAGTAGGCCAGAGTTCCTTTACCTTATCCTTAATGGCTATTGCAATTCTACCACTGCTTATTTCAGCACCACTTAGATCTAAATGGTCTTCTACAATTACAGACTTGGCACGATAATCATAGTAAGCAAATATAACTGCGGTCTTGTCTTTACCGCCCCAATCGACAACCACATACTTGGTATAGTACTGATGCAGGTCATCTACGATTTCGCGTGTTTTTTGTAGTATTTTGAGGCTTACTTCGTGTGTTAGCTCTGGTATCACTTGTAGACTTGATTCAGCGATACGCTGACATTCGTACTCACGTTTGAATAGTGTTGTATCCTGTCCTCTACAATCCTGTATAATTTTGTTTAGTTGCTTTTCAGTTAAGGACTTATCGTCGTGAATTGTATATGTGCTAATGTGTCCAGACTCTTCGTGGTCTTTTAGAATATCTTGGTAAGGATGATCTAAGTTCTCGGGTGGTGTAGATGCAAAGATAAGTTTACCACCCGTTGTTTTCAACATAGGTGTTACAGATGGTAGAACACCAATGTCTAAGTCTGCCATGAATCCTGCTTCGTCTAATAATACTTGATGTGCTTTACCACCGCGTAAGTTAGCATAGTTCTTATTGTCAGTTCCTGCAAGTCTAATACGGCTACCATTGCTGAATGCTAATGCACTACCGTCCAGCACTGGAATAAGTTCCTTTGGTGCATCTGCGAATATAGTGCGAAATGTGGCTTCTGTTACAATTTCTATTACTTGGCTCTTAAGTGGTGCAATGTACGCAATGGTGGTGTAAGGTTCTCTTAGACACTCTTCTACTGCTATTGTAAACATGATAAACGACTTTCCGAATTGTCTCGCACAGTCAATTACATAACTGTTACTGTCTATATCGTCACTTGCTAGAACTTCTCTAATTTTGTCGTAGATGGGTCGTTGATGTGGATACAACAGATGGCGAAGGATTCCTCTATGGAAGAGTTCCTCTTTAATTTGCTGTTTAGTTAAGGTTATCTTCGCCATCGTCGAACTCGATACTTTCTATTAGTTCAGCATCACTTATATTTCCGGCTGGACGTGTAGATAACTCCAGTTTAATCTCTTGGCGTTGAATTTCACCTGATAACAACTTATCTAAGTGAATAGCGGCATTTAAATTGCCCGCTTCAGCATGTTGATATATCATTGCACGCACTCTGGACCCACATTCCGCACGACCATCATTAAAAGCGCTCAAGAACGCAGGGTTATCTAATATAGTCATTTCAGTAGTAGAATATACTCCAGCAATGTTTTTCATGCTGATACCAGCTTTCGCTAAGTTGAATACTTCTTCTGATCGCATAATCAGCTTAGGCTTTTGACCAGTTTCTTTCCAAGCAATAAGTTCGTTAATGCTCATATGAAATGGATTGTCGCGTTTGAAGTTGCCAGTTGTTTCTACTGGCATGAATGTATCTGCCTTGCGTCCGCCCGCTGGAGAATATTTCTTCTTTGGTTTTTCTTCTTCTGACATGTATCTTCCTGCTACTGGTTTACAGGTTAGTTTGTTGCTCTATGATTAGTTTACAACACGCTTATTTATCTCATTGCAAAAATTGTAGTCGTTAAAAAGCCAACACAACAGTCCCTAAGGTAAAGGGAGCCGAAGTGTTGGCAGAATCTAAAGGATTATTATGACTTATTTACGCTATTATTTACCTCTCATGTAGCCAAGCAATGCTAAGCATAGTTGTCATTGGATTTTTCACGTTTTTTGACGTATTTGACACCTGCTTGCGTGTTATAGATACTCAACTGCTTACTGCTTTTGTTCTATATGCGAATCATCTCCATCAAAAATATTCAATTGGGTTCGAAAGTCTTCTACTGTCCATCCATTCTCGATAATATATGCATCCGAGTATTCATCGAACTTGTCCTCTATCAGTTTCATTCGGGCTTGTTCTTTATATGACAATGTTCGCAAGTGATCTAACATTTCTTTAAATTCTTTCATTTTGATTCCTTTAGTTGTTTGTTTAACTACTGCCAATATTTACTGCCAATTAATCATACTAGAAGTGCTGGTGATTTTCTGTTGTTGTTGCTATCGCTAAATGTTGCATAATTAAAAAATAGCACGAAATAGCACGATTAGCACGGGTAGCACACCACGCGTACACGCATACATATATATATAAGAATACATAACAAAACTTCGTATTAGCATATGCCATGCTACTTTGCTACTTTTCACTCAAATCACCTCTAAGAATGTTGTTTTTATTGGGTTTTTCGTGATTTTTACCCGTGCTACTATGCGTGCAACTTTTGCATGCTACTTTTTAAAAGTTGCACTTGTTAGAGTTTTCTTTTTGTCGAATACTAACCCGTGAATTTCAACATAATACCTTAAAATATCTACTCGTTGTTGAGACGATAAATTCTCATCGTTGATAGTATTTTCCAAAAATCTTCTATAACTTTGTGCTTGTGATCTATTCATTTTCGTTCTCCTCTTCTATTCTGTCTTCTTCCCTACCTTCTATTTCCGCCCATACTCGTTTCTTATTATCTCTTGATAATGCTCTCCATCCACGATGCGATCTCTGCGTTATCTTACTCTTAGTAGGTTTGTCTTTTTCATCGCCGGAGGCTTTGTAATCCGCCTCCATCTTCCACCACAACTTACGTATTTTTTCTGCATGCTCCACAATTGGATCCACAACTTCTTTCCCATCAATTTGTAAATCCTGCCTCTGTTTTAAAAACCACATTGCTAATTTACATCCTGCCTCTGCATATTTAATATTAATGGTTTTATGTTCGTCGAATATAGCAAATGTAGCAGCCAACCTAACTGCGTGTTCGTACAACCTGGATATAAAGTTTTGATACTCTATGTTACATGGATCATGCATTGCAGCGCCCATTTTATTATAGAAGTCTATCATAACTTGTTCTGCACCGTCTTTCTTATCGAACTCTATTAAATCGAGTATCAATTGATTTGGCTCAACATCTTGATTATATTGAGCCGCTGCTGCATGTTGTTTTATTTGGGTTTTTATAACCTTTTGCAACAAATGTAGTATCTTATCATGGAATGGATCAAGTGCTGCCTGGGTGTGTTTAATACTACTTAGGGAGGCGGATGTTACATATGGTTTTTTAAATAGTTCTGCTTGAGTGATAAGAATGCGGTTTGTGAAACCTTGATCCTTATATCTGTTATCTACGAGAAACCCAGCCATTTGTTGTTGTAATAACATCAACATATTAAACCGTCTATCGGTAAGTTCCACATTATCATCCTCTATACCTGTATTGCGTTCGATTTTTTCCCCCGACCACAGTTTCGACAACATACTAATCATTTCCATAGACTTATTACTATCTTGGAAACTGTGACTGTTAAAGAACTCCGCTGCGTCTGTATTAAGCAAACATGAGAACGGCACACCTCTGAGCGTATTGATGATACCATTTGTTGTTCCTTTCTCGATACGCACTTTATGTCCGCGTGGGCGTTCAGGTAATGTTGGATAAGGTAATGTTGGGTCTTTTACTACTGCTTCGACATCTTTAAGATATTTTTTCTTATCTACCAGGTATGCTGTTATATCTTGTTTCGTTGCCAACTTTTGTTGCTTCTCGAAATCCTTAATGCCGTCGAGTGTGTAGTCGGTAACACCCGATTTCATCCCACCACTTGGCACAAGTATCATAAAGTATTCAGACACAGGACATCGTTTCCACATAAGAGGGTTGGCGTCATTTAATCCTTGTGTTGCAAAGTTGGCGATAGACAATACTATGGGGATGGTCATCTCGTCCGGTGCGTTTGTTAGTTTCCCCAGTGCATCTACTGTATCTATTATTAGTTGTGGCAATAATGCCTTTGTCGTTTTATCTATCATTTCCATCCTTCATCTTTATACATATCCCATATCTTCTGTTTTGATTCTAATTCTGTGCTGCACGGTGTGTTATTAAACACATTTGAGTACTCGTCTGTGTCCTTTTCAACTAACCAGTAGTAACTGTTGTTAACTTCTGTTATTGATAGCCTATCTTTGCCTAACTTTCTAAATGTATTTTGTTCAGATTCGTGCCATCCGTTTACATAAAAGTTCTTCCTGCTTGTTGCTAACTTTTTAAGTTCTTCTTCTCTGGCACTACCGACACCTTTATACTCCTCTGACATTTTTTCAGCACAGTCACACCCTGTGCTTATTGCTCCTATTTCCAGGTGTTCCATTGTGTGCTTGTACCGAACTACAGGATTGCTGCACATCTCACATTTGAAATAATTACCCTCACCTAAGTCTTCTATATTTGTGTTAATCCACCCTTTGTGTGGGTAACCTCCCTTCCATATAAACGCACTCATATCAACTCCGCCTCATATAATGCGTTGATAACGTCACTATACTTCTCGGTTGCCAATACGAAGTCACACCACTTGTCATCAATCTTATCTGACACCACACCCGCATCTTTAAAATCCTTTTTGTAGTCGAACGGGATATTGCCTTTCAGTTGTATCCATTCAGGGTTTGTGACTTGTAAGTGTTTCAGTGGGTGATTATCAATGTCTTCTGTTCTCACCTCGAAGTGTTTTTC